GATGATTCAACGTGGGGTGTGTTTGGATTTTCAACAAAAGATGATATTCCATTCTTTACAAAACCTACAAAAACATTCGATCCGTTTGGCGATAATAATTCTGCAAATGATACTGATGATAAAAAAATGAGTAAGTTGGCAGGAAAGATGCAACATTTAGTTGTTGGTGGAGAATATGTGGTTAAGGCGAAATATAAAAAAGATAAAAAATATGGCGATCAATATACACCGATTGCCATATATGCCATTATTCCACAAAGCAGAGAAACGCAGCTATTATTTTTGAAGTCAATGATTCCTGAATGGATGGCGGATAATTTAATAAACGCATATCCAAATGTAGTTAATGATGTAGCGAATGGTACATTAAAAACTATTGATTACAGTCTTGTAAAAGGTGTTAGAGAAATTACTTGGAATAAAATCAAGGAAAAAATCATCAATAACTATCTCATTTCTGACATTATCTCAATGCTAAAACCAATTGGTGTTACTTATGCAATGATTAAAAAATTGCTTTCAGAAGAACCAAATCCAGTTTTATTAAAGCAAGAGTTAGAAAAAAATCCATACATCATGACAAAAATTGATGGGATTGGGTTTCGTAAATGTGATGATTTAGCACTGAAGTTAAAACCTGAACTGATTGATTCTACACAAAGACTTGTGGCTTTTATCCAATACTATTTCAAAGATCTAGGAGAAAGTAAAGGTCATACATGGTGTTCTGAAAAGATTTTAAGGGCAGCCATAAGTAATAATATATACGAGTGTTGCAATAAGGTTGATTGGCTATTAGAAAATAATGACTTTCTTCATATTGATAATGGTCGAATTGGTCTGAAATATTATTACGATATTGAGATGCAGATTTATCATTTGATTCTGAATAAATCTCAAATTGAAACAACAATCAATATTTCTGATGAAGCGATTGATAAAGCAATTAAACATGCGGAAGAAGAACAAGGATTTAATTATGTAGTAGAACAGTTAGACACGATTCATAAGAGCTTACATAGAACTGTTAGTTTGATAACTGGAAAAGCAGGAACTGGTAAAACATCAATAATGCGAGCAATTGTTAAGGCTTATATGGAGAATAATTATATGATGACAGCTTCAGCACTTTCAGCAATGGCAGCTCAAAGAATTACAGAAGCAACAGAATTCCCTGCAATGACTATTCATAGAACACTTGGATGCCAAGGTTTAAATGATTTTACTTACAATAAGGATAATCATTTGATTACAGATGTTGCATTTCTTGACGAGGGAAGTATGGTTAATGCCAGTTTATTTTTACATTGGCTTGAGGCAATTGGAGATAATACAAGAATTATTATTTCAGGAGATCATAAACAGTTACCACCTATCGGATTTGGTAACGTGTTCTCAGATTTAATTGAAATGTTCGATGAATCAGTTGTGAGTAAGTTAGTAAAACCTATGAGACAGGCTGAAAAATCAGGTATTCTTGTTGATGCAAATAAGATTCGTGAGAATATAAATCCTATATCTGAGAAATTACAGCCACGAATTATTCATGGTGAGTTACAGGATATGTATTATATGTTCCGTACAAATCGACAGTCATTATTTAATATTGCTATTAAGACATTTATTAAATCTGTTAAATCAGATGGAATCGACAATGTGGTTATTGCAGTACCTCGTAGAAAAGATTGTTTGAATAGCACCAATGAAATTAATAAGGTTATTCAAAATGAATTACTTGGTGATGTTTTAGAGAGTATTGAAGGGTTTGATACAACTTTCAAACTTGGTGCAAAAGTCATGCAAACAGTTAATGATTATGACAAAAATGTATTTAATGGCGAGATTGGTTATGTGACAAAAATCAGTGAAAGATATGATGGTAAGAAAAAAGAAGAGTATTGTGAAGTAACTTACACTGATATTTTTGGAAAAGACAAAATCATTGAATACACAAAGAAAGAGTTAGCTGCTTTGGATCTTGCTTATGCCATGACAGTACATAAATTGCAGGGTGCTGGTCGAAAGACGGTAATTGGTATTATTGACAATACACATCATCAGCTTCTTGATAACTGTATGCTTTATACATTATTGACTAGAGCAAAGAAGAGGTGTTTGTTGTTAGCCGAGCCAGAAGCATTTTTACAGTGCATTAGAACAAGTCATAACAATAGAAATACTTGGATGATGTTAATGACATCAATAATAGAGAGTAATGTGCCAACAAATGTAATTAAAAATGGCGTGGTAGAAAAAACTGAAATCTTGGAATGCCCATAAATAGGGCGTTTCAGAGACTCAAAAAGCCAAGGAAAGACGGATTTCATGATCTACCCTACAATCATGATAAAATGTAGGGTAGATCAAATTGGAAACAATTAAGCATGTAGTTTACAAGTAGCCATGATCCGACACCCATTTATAGAAATCATCATAATCTGCATCCGCAGGAAAAATTTCTCCATAACTGATTGTCATTCCATGTCTACTGACTTCATAAATTTTTGAGCCATCATCATTTGTGTGTATTAATCCAAAAGTACATGTTCCAACAGAAAAAACGAGTTTCATAAAACATACCTCCTATATAATTGACATTGTATACATAATAACAATAACAAAAATATATTTAAAAATCAATATGGAGAAATAATGTGACAGAGAAGAAATGGATTGGTTAAATAAAAAAAACGAAGAGTATGTAATCGACAGAACAAATCATACAAAAGATGATATTAAGGAGACTCGTGAAAAGAAGAAAGATTTTTATATTCATTCTGATGAGGCAGTTAAGTATGGAATTGTAGATGAAGTTTTGTAAAAGTTGAATTGACAGATTTCGAAAAGGAGATGAATTATATGGCATATTGTCAGAGATGTGGTGAATATTGCCAAGACCATTATACATATTGTAAGAGATGTTATTTTGAACTAGGACAACCATTTGGAAAAGCGATAGAAAGACCTCACAAATGTAGAAAATGCGGTGGCACTATATATGGAAGATATAACTATTGTTTATCATGTGCTCAGAAAAAGGGTTTTATTAATAAATCAAACCATTAAAATAAGAAACGACATTTCTTTGGAAATTAAGGAGGTAAAAATGAAAATAGAGATTGAAATCCCAGACTTGGAAGAATATTTCTTTCCTGGGTACAACGAAGAAGATGGTGGATACATAACAAATAAAGAGATTTCTGAAAAAATTATTAGTCTGGCGATAGAAAGATGTATTGATAGAATGTATGACGATTATGTTTGTGATAATGTTTATAGCACTATAAAAAATGACGCAAAAGAAGTTGTCAAAAACCACTCCAAAGAAATTATTAATACTGTAATAGACAGAGTATCTGATGAAATTCTTCGAAAAAAAGCGATTATAGATGAAATGCCAAAGAAGTCAGAGGTGGCACATATTAATAAAGAATGGGAAAGTTACTTTATAGAACTTATTGATAAAGCCATTGCAAAAAGATTTAAATAGTAACAAGAATCCATTATTTCTTTTTAAAAGAGGTGAAAATATGAATTATTATAAATTAAAAAAAGATAAAAAAGATAAAGAGTTCTTTTATGATCACAACGGATATTTTAATTTTTGGGATGAAGTTTTGATTTTGCGAGATAAGCGATATACCACAAAAGATAGTGCTGGTTTAGTTTTAGTTAATCGTACAGCTCAGGAATTTCATGGCTGTATGTCAGAAGAAGAAAAGATTATATATCCATTATATTTAAACAAGTCAATTAGAGAACATAAGCCAGAAGAAATGTTTAAAGATTTCCCAGAGTTAGAAGACTTTGTTTTGAACAAAATCACAGTAAACTAAACTTTTTTGTGAAAATTAAGGAGGTTATATGGGTTGCCCAAGACCAGAAAAAAAATGTAATGAATTCATGTGTAGTTTGTCAATAAATGGGATTTGTTATAATGAAGAGATAAATAAAAACTCTCCTAATGACATGGAATGGAATGTATATTTTCATGACTTTAATAAGAATAAGATTGTTATATATAACATTTTTAAACATCGTAAATTCAACGAAGAGGTTCAAAAGTTAATCAAAGGTAATTATTCAAAAGAAGAATTTATAGAAAGACTGAAAAGAGAACTAATGTATTTTTTTTTGTCTAAGTGTGAATATGAAATATTTATATCGCCTTGCGTTGGCAGAACAACAGAGAATGAAGTTAAGGTTGATATATATAATCAAATTATGTTGAATTTTGATAAATTTATTGAGTATTGTTGGTCGTTTAAAGGAAAATTAATATGAATAAAAATTAAGCATATGAATTATTTTATGAATTGATCAGAGATTCGATGGAGTGAGCAGAAATGGTGCAGTTGATATGACACATAAAATAATTGATTGTTTAGATATAAGGAGTGTAAAAATGAAATTTGAAAATACAGAAGTTTGGGGATTCGAGCATAGTCTCCGTGGGATGAGAAATCCGAAGAATTCTTGGCATAAGAGCGATAGTTATTATGGTTGTGACAATGATATAGTTTGCGAAAAATGTGGTACGAGTGGCGAAAGCTGCATTAATTATAAAAATAATTACATAATTGGTAATAATGATATGAAACTTGCACAGACTCTTATTAAAGCAGGAAATGAGCATAGAAAGTTTATGCGACAGATTTTTATATCGGTTGATATTACAGCACCTCTTTATTGGTGGAAAGAATTTGACACTTATAAAGTCGGAACAGTTGCTAATTCTACAAGCACAATGCACAAGCTTGCTACAACTCCAATTACGTTAGAGTGTTTTGAGATTGATGATTATGACAGGGATTTATCTCTTGCTGATAATCCAAAGGATGATGGGTTAGACAATATTTCCACATTTGAAGAAGATATTATTTATGTATTAGAAAACTTACGTCAGAAATATCTTGAAACAAAAGATAGAAGATATTGGAAGGAGCTTGTAAGGTGGCTTCCTGAAAGTTGGTTACAGACAAGAACAGTTACAATGAATTATGAGAATATTCGTAACATGTATTTTCAGCGTAGAAATCATAAGCTTGCGGAGTGGTCAGAGTCATTTATCAAATGGGTAGAAACACTTCCACACGCAAAAGAGTTGATTATGTATGAGGGCTAAATATGTTAAAACATGTCATGATAAGCGAATCTGAATATGAAGAGTATTGTAGATTAAAAGAAAAAGATTCACCTAAACTCAAAAAGCGTGTTAATTATAGAAAATATTGTCCAGTGTGCGGTTACTTAGTTGACGACTTAGTGCCGCCACAGAAATATTGCGATAGGTGTGGACAAAGGTTATGTACAAGTTTATTTGAAATATAGGAGATAATATGAGAAATCCGAATAGATTATATAATTTCTATAGTGAAGTGACTCGACTGCAAGTAACCCATATGCCAGATTGGAGAGTAGGGCAATTCTGGTTAAATTTCTTGTTTTGGTTACAAAATGAAAAGAGAATTGATGGTTTCATTCCAGAAGAGGATAAAATGCTTACTTATTTAAGAGAATTTTGTGGAGAAAAGGAGGAAGTAAATGAATAAATTTGATATTACATCAAGAGTTGAAGAACTCAATAAAGCTTCCAAAGCTTATTATAATACTGGGCAGCCTATTATGAGTGATGCTGAGTTTGATAATAAGCTTGAAGAATTAAGACAGTGGGAAGAAGAGACTGGCATTGTGTTATCTAACAGTCCAACACATAACGTTGGTGCAACAGTATTAGACAATATAAAAGAAGTTACTCATAAAACACCAATGCTTTCACTTGAAAAGTGCCACAGTACAGAAGAGATTGTTAAATTTGCAAATAATCATAATCTTGCGGCTTCTGTAAAGCTTGATGGTTTAACTGTACGTCTTACTTATAAAGATGGTGATTTAATTTTAGCAGAATCAAGGGGAAATGGTGTAGTTGGATCTGAAGTGACAGAACACGTTAAACAGTTTACTAATGTTCCATTACATATTAATAAGGAAGGAACTTATATAATTGATGGTGAAGCATTAATTAAATTAGATGATTTTGCAGAGATTAACAAAAACGGAGAATATAAGAATAGCCGTAATTTAGCAGCAGGTACATTATCAAGTCTTGATACTTCAACTGTAAAAGATAGAAAACTATCTTGGTATGCTTGGGAAGTAGTTGAGGGAGATAGTGATAATTCATTCTATAAAAGATTATTAAATGCTCAGAATTTAGGATTCAATGTAGTTCCGTGCTACAATATTACAATAAATGAATTTAATCAGTTGCAGACACATATTGATAATTTTATTAATATTGCAGAAAAAGAAAATCTTCCTCAAGATGGTGTTGTATTTAAGTTTGATGATGTGGCTTACGGAAAATCTCTTGGTAATACAAGTCACCATTTCAGGAATGGGATCGCTTACAAAATATTTAATGATTCTGTAGAAACAACATTGAGAGATATTGAATGGAGTTGTGGCAAAACTGGTATTTTAACGCCAGTAGCAATTTTCGATTCTGTAGATATTGAAGGAAGCGAAGTCAGTCGTGCATCATTGCATAATATTAGTGTAATGGAAGAAATTATGGATAGTCCTTGGGTTGGGCAAAAGATTGGTGTTTATAAGGCAAATTTAATTATACCAGCAATAAGATGGGCAGAACAATTAAACTATGATAATCAGAATAGTTCTAATAAACAATTTTTTGATATACCATCTGTTTGTCCAATATGCGGAGCTTCTACAAAAATTATTAGAGACAATGAATCATCGGTTCTTTATTGTACTAATGATAATTGTAAAGGTAAGCTTCTTGGTAAGCTTATACATGCGTCTAGTAAGAACGCACTCAACATTGATGGTCTTTCAGAATCTACCATTGAGAAATTCATTAATCTTGGTTGGTTAAATTCCATTAAGGATATTTATTACTTGTCAGCCCACGAAAATGAGATGAAAACTTTGGACGGATTCGGTAAAAGATCTGTTGAAAAACTTCTTGCATCTATTGAGAAATCTCGCAATACAAGTCTTGAGCGTTTCCTTTACGCTTTATCTATTCCATTACTCGGCAAAACAGCAAGTAGAATGATTGCAGAAGCAGTTGATTGTGATTTTGATACATTTATTGATGAAATGACAATCAAAGGGGCAGAATACTTTAGATATTTACCTGGTGTTGGAGATACATTAATAAGCTCACTTAATGCTTATTGGAAAAATCACTATTCAGATATAATTCAGTTAGCGAATGAATTCAAATTTGAAAAACCTAACATAATCTTAGATGAAGTTCCCAATACATTACAAGGAAAAACATTTGTTGTAACAGGTTCAGTCAATCATTATAAAAATCGTGATGAATTAAAAGCCGATATAGTTGCTCATGGTGGTACAGTTGCTGGCTCTGTAAGTTCTAAAACATCTTATCTTATCAACAATGATGTAAATTCTACATCAAGTAAGAATCAAAAAGCAAAATCTTTAAACATTCCTATTATTTCAGAAGAAGAATTCCTTTCTATGATTCAGTAACACATTTTAATAGGAAGGAAGTGATTACAAATAGCATATTTAAAAGCGGGACAGTTAAAAAAATTTCTTTCTAATGTGTCAGATAATTCTTATATTGCTGTAGGCACAAGGGAGAATAATGAAATAGATGAGATTAAACAAGAATCTGGCATTATAGATATAAACTTAAAGACAATAGGTTTTGATTCAGGCTCATCTAATGACTCATACGTAAAAATATATACAAAGAAATATGAAGAAAGTGGGTGTTTAAGATTCGTAAGGTAATTGATAGAATTGCAGCGAGTGTAATCCTTACATGTTCATGTGTCGTCCCCATTATGGGGATGAACAATAATGATTTAACTGTTTTAGAAACAGCACAGGAAAAGCAATCTATATATTCAAATATATATAGATTCAATAAAAACAGAATAAGCAACAAAAATACATTATCTGAAAGTTCAGAAGGAACAATTGAAGATATAGTAGAGACATACATTTTCGAATA